TGACTTTGCTGGAACCGATCAAGAAAAGTTCGTCGCTTCTAAGCTCACCGAGTCAGCAGCCGCAGCAATTCACCGTCATATTTGGCTTGGTGACAAGGCTGTTGCTTTGGCGGGTGCCGCCGATTCTGGCGTAATCGATGCAGCACTGGTTAAATTCTACAACGTAATCGATGGTCTTTGGAAACAAATATTTACAAGGGTATTAGCTGGCCAATTGGGTTACGTTAAGATCGATGAAAACGATCAAGTAACACCAGCTCTTCAACTAACACTTGCCGCTGGTCGGTCAGTTGAGTTATTTGAAGCCGCATGGTCTAAGGCCGACGCTCGTCTCCGTGCTTCAAAAAGTGCGCAATTTCTTGTAAGTGGTGAAATCTTCAACAACTACAGAAAGCATATCCAGAACTCAACTTTGGCATTCCAACCAAGTTACACAATGGACGGTCTTGAGATGTTGACTTGGAACGGGAAGCCTGTAATAAACATGGAAACAATTTGGGAGACCGAATTGAAGGGCGACTTTGTGAACAACACCACAGACAACGCTTTCTTTAAGCCAAACAGAATACTGTTTACTACAAAGGAAAACATTCCGGTGGGAACTCTGAACGATGGCGACTTTAACGAGTTAAAATCTTGGTATAACGAGGATGAGCGACTAAATAAAATGGCATACGGGTTCACACTTGACGCCAAATTCATCGAAAACTACCTCGGGGTAGCCCTTTACTAATCAAAATCGGAGGGGCGAAAGCCTCTCCATTTATTCACCTAAAAATTTAAAAGCAAATGAAAAAAATACTCTTTCTAATTGCGGTAATTGCGTGTATGTTTTCCGCAACCGCACAGGCGCAGGATCGAAACATAACAACTGCAACCCAGTTCAATTTCTACGGCACTACGGCCGACACGCTCGACAACACTGAAACCAAAACATACACCATCTCTGTTGCTCCTTTTTGCACTGAGGCGAGGATGTATGCTAAGGTTACTAATGTCAGCGGAACGTCGAATATTAAAGCCGTGTTGCAAATCTCTTACGACAACGTTTACTATAAAGGTATCGATAGCGTAACTGTAACCACTGGTATTCCTACTGTATTTGGTGTAACCGTTGTTCCTAATGCTCCTTTTATGCGAGTCAAATTAGTTGGCACCGGCACGCAGAAATCTATACCAAGGATATTCATAGCACTCGATAACCGTTAATAATTACCGAAATGGCAGATTGCACAGCAAATATTTACAAAATAATCGAATCTACCTGCCTAAAGGCAAAGGTGGGTGGAATTGAGCAAAAGGTGTGGGCTATTCCCCGCGCTTGGCTTAATCCTACTTTCGATGTAACCACACCGAACCTTATCACCGATGTTACAAAGATCGCTACTAAGGTTGCGTATCCTATCACCTCTACCGGTATCGCTAAATTGTTCGATGCTGGCTTCGACTTGGTGGCCGCCGATGACCGTCCTGACCGATGGAAACAATCCTTTGTCTTCCAACAGTTCGAAATGAATGCAGCCGACATCGACAACGTTGACGCAATGAATGACATGGTGTTCTTTTACGAAGGGAAAGACAAAACAACCGACGGTGATGGCGTATTTTTCGCAGTTGGAGTTAAGTCTGGACTCTACAAGGAAGCCGACACCAAGAGAACAAATACAAATCATGGTAGCCGTTCTTTAACGTTCTCGAACAAGGGAGACGACACCGAGACTTCATCTATTTACGTTGTTAAAAAGACCGGAGGCTATGCTGCTACCTTGGCGATGCTCGTGGCTCTCGAAACTGCCAACGTGTAATGGTTGAAGATGTAAGATTGATACTTTCTATGGATGTCTCCGAGGTAATAGCCTCGGAGGTGTCTTTGAAACTGATTCGATGTGCCTCTAAACTATATTATAACGGGCGAGTAGTCGGATGTTGCTCATCTTCGCAGCAACAATACTATCAAATGTTGAAACAAAACGGAATTTTACTAGCAAATAAATACGACATGGTTATAAAAAGAACTTGCGTGCCAACCAGAGACGGCATTACTGACCGTAAAGGCGTTGGCCTGATCAATTGGCAAATGGTAGACGACGAACAGGCTACCGAAATGCTCATAGAGGGGCACTTTAAAGAAGAAGATTTTACCAAACTTCCAGAAATGTATCTCGAAATGAGCAAAGAAACCGCACCTGAAGCAGACGAAGAGCCTGAAGAGGAAGAAGAAACCGCACCGGAAGCAAAGAAAAGAGGCCCAAAACCAAGAAATAACCGGTAAATTATGAAATTCAAGCGCGTAGAGATCGAAAAGAGAGCAATCATTAAGGTAAATCGCACCGTAAAAAGTGATGAAGCCAACGGAATTATGACCTATGGCTCCGATAATGACTATCCTCAGATAATCGAAAGAATAATTTTAGGTTCGACTACTGCCAAAGCGGTGGCTGGAATCTACGCGAAATTTCTTTGCGGGCTTGGATTCTCTGAAGAGGTAAATAAACAAGTCGTAGGTAAGGATCAGTTCGGGAAAGACCTTACTATTTACAGATTGCTAACCTCTATTTGTCACGATTGCGCCAACTTCGGAGGCGGATACATTCACCGAAACGTAAATCGATTAAACGAAACCGGAACAGCAAAAAGATTACCATTCAAGTTTGGCCGTCTATCTATTCCAGACGACAGTGGGTTTTTCGCTAAAATTCTTTTTAATAGCAATTGGGAGAAAGATGAGCAGTCCGCTAGATTCGACAATAATAAAACTGCTATATACCATGTTTTCAACGAATCTCAAACTGTTCTAAACGCACAGATGAAAGAGGTTGGAGGCAAGATGTCTAACTTTAAAGGGCAGGTTTACCCGATCTTTTTAGACAACTCATATATCTATCCTTTATCTCCATTCGACAGTGTTTACTTAGATGCCGACAGCGAGAACGAATTGTCAATATTTAAGAACAGACAACTTCGCAACGGAATGGCAAAGAAAACAGTGTTTGTTTTTCCAGAGAGTGAACTGACAGACGAACGTGGTAATAAAATACTGGACGACAACGGCAACCCGACTATTGGACTAGACGAGGAAATTTACAAAGAGGTATCAAACTTCCTTGGCCCAGACGGAGATAGCGTTTTGGTCGTAGGAGGCAAAATAAATCAAGAAACCGGATTGCTTGATAAGTCAGGCACACTGGTAACTGAGCAATTAGAAAGCAGCATACAGGACGATACCTTTAAGGATTGGCCTGAGACACTATCTAATAACATCAGAAAGGCCGCTGGTGGAATGCCGGCAATTTTAATCGACACAGAAAACAACAGCTTTGGAGGAACGTCTGGTGAGGCGTTAAAAGAGGCTGTAAAGATATACAATTCCATTACGGCACAACAACGAGCATTGATCGCAGAGGCATTTGGAGACATATTCTCTAAGTCTGCCAACCCTGTTTTAAAAAACAATCCAGACTGGACAATTAACGAACTACAATTAATCAAAGATGAACCTATTACTACTACATCACCAGCTCTCGGTTAAGGCGATATCAAAAAACAATTATGCGATGTTTGACGACTTGGCCCGTGAGGTTGAGGATCGTGACATGGCGAAAATGCTTGGCGTTGCACTCCTTCAGGACTTGCAGGATAATCAATCTACCTTAGTCAATATTGCATTACTAGATGGCTGTTCTTTTACGAATTACCAAGGGGTAACTATTCGGCATAAAGGCATTAGATTCGTTGAGTCGTATTTAATCTATGCAGATTATGTTAAGCAGGTATCGCTAAAGGACACTCAAACCGGATTCGTTAAGAAAAAAACAGATCAGAGCGAACCGATTACAGAGGGAGATACCAGAAGATTAGTTGATTCGGCTGTTGAAATTGCCAATACTCAATGGGCTATTGTGAAGGATTTTCTTAACGCTAAAAGTGTAGATTATCCGCTATGGAATTGCGCCAACTCAGTCAACTCAACTCGAAGATCAAAGATTTACGGAGTTAAAAAAACACTACGATAATGATACCAGAAAAATTATTTGAAGGCAGCGAAAAAGAAACGCTTGACGACGTTGATAGAATTGCAACCGCCATCGCAGGACAAGAAGGTGCAAACTGGATTTCGTTTCTCAACCTATACACTCAGATCAAGAACGCTATTATTGCGCTATTCTCAAACAAAGCCGTTCTTGACGACCTTGGCGACACTGGAGGACAATTAACCTACAACGGTAACGTAGTTGCAAATACATTAGCATCAGGCGCGTCAACAGAGGTTCAGTTTCGCAACGCAATAGGTGGCGCGTTAGATTCAGACCCGCTATTTACATACGATAAGGCTACTGGGGTTTTATTGTGCGGCAAATCATTTAGGGACATTCCAGTTCTTTATTCTATTTATTCAGGCAGGCAATCAACCACCGACCCAACCGGAAGCTATAACACGTCGCACGGATGGACTGCATTGGCTGCATTGACTACAGGAAGTAATAACACAGCAATAGGTTCCGGTGCGCTTCGAGTTGCAACTACCCCAAACGGCAATACGGCAATTGGTGCAAGCTCTTTGCTTGATAATATAACTGGCAATAACTGCACTGCAATCGGCGACAACTCCGCGGGCGGTTATGTGGATAAAAATTCAATCATTGCTATTGGTAGGGGAATAACCAAAGCCGTAAAAACTTCGTTTGATTTTATTTGCGGTATAGGATCGTATCTATATTTAGAGGGAAATATGGACACTGGCACTCGCTGGTTTCGAGTTAACGCCGCCACTCTAATCCGTTCCGTTGAAGTTACCGCAATTGCACCTTTAGTCACCGGAACAGTAACAGCCGGAACCGCAAATACGCTAACCGATACTACCAAGACTTTCATTCTAAATCAATACGCTAATTTCGTTGTAAAGAAAACAAGCATCGGAGGCGAACAGGAACAGCGCGTTATTTTATCTAATACCACAAGCGGTCAAGTAACCGTAGATCGCAACTGGTTGGCTACTCCTGTGGTGACTGATACATACAAGATAATTTCAGCGACAGTAATAACTAGCGATAACCTATCTAGTATCTATCGATTCGATTTATCAAGCGGATTCGATCATGCTGTAATATTTCCGCTGCTTTCTGCAACATTCAATAGGGCCAATATCATCACCTACATTGAGGGATATTCAGGAACGGCAAGACTGCACGGATTCCCAAGTGCAGGAAGTGGATCATTGATAAGCGGTGCTTCAGAGTTTGAATTGGTTGCAAACAATGAATTTGTTGAGCACCTAATACACTACACCGCTGCGCCTCACTGGGATTTAAAGACATCTACCGGCATCCATGCGTTCGGATCTTCAACATGGACGGCTCAAGTGGTTACTGCTAATGCAAACGTATTCAAACCACTGAACGCTAACATAACGATTAAATTCATTAGGAGATTTTCCCAGGTTCTTATAGGTGGAGAGTTGTGGGCTAGATATACTTCACTAACTAAACGTTTCTTGAGGTTTACCGTTGTGTGCGATGTTACGTTAAATGGAACCCCTGCGAGTGTAATAACCATAGGGATAAGGCAATACAAGGCATCTACTGGGCTAACGACCGATGTGACCTTTGTGGGAAGTAATATAACTATTGCCGGTAATGGTACTAAAAATACATTTGTAGTGACGGACTTATTTGAATTCGACAAAGAAGATAGGTTCCAGGTGATCCACAAAAACGACAATAACACGAATTATACGATAATCCCTCAACTGGTCGTAAACTAGATAAAGCGAACAACTTGCAATAGTTTTTCAAATATCAAAATCTAAATACGAATTAGTCTAAATAAAAGTTGTAAATTTGAAACGAACAAATACAAAGAAAGATGAAAATTAGCGGAAAATTAGCAGAAGGAGAACCGGGAGAAATTGAAGAGCCTGTAATCAAGCCTACAAAACCGTAATTAAATGAGAAAATCTATCTCGAATTGGTTGAAATTAGCAGGGGCAATGTTAGCGGTGATAACATACTCTATTTACTACAATATTTCTGTAGATTTATGGCCCAATGCCCCTGACTGGATGTTCAATATCTTTTTTCGAGATGGATTTTTCTTATCGTTTGCCTTGATTTTGTTTGGTATTGGAGTTGGAGATGAAGGTAGGGTTACAAGATTTTTGGTTTACTATCCGTGTGGGTTCTTTTTTGCTTGGATGATTGTTGTTTATCGAGCAAATCAGTATTTCAACGATATTATCGATATGAATAAAATAATTTTTGTAACCTCATCAAGCGTCGTATCATGCTTATTTGTCTTTTTGTTCAGGCCGAGGAAATGATACGGCTTCAAAATAATCTCAACTTACTGTATTCGTTTATTGTTGGAGCGATACCGGTAATTGTTGCAGTTTTCTGGATTGGCAGGGCTTATGTTTCTCGAAAAGAAATGAACGATTTGCTTGATAAAAAACTGGATAAAACAAGATTTGACTACTTCTACGAGGAAGTAATGGGACGCATTGATGAAAATAAGGCTGCAAATGAGATGCAACACAGGCTATTGCTTGAAGATATAAAGGATAGCCGGAACGTGAATAAAGAGACGCTTGACAAACTGATTATATTTTCAGAGAAAATAAGCATATTATCAGAAAAATTAGCTGTGGTGGCAAACAACACGAGTTGGATTAAGGGTAAAATTGACAAACACTAGATATTATGGAATCACTACCAAGGGGAATACAAACACCATTTACTTTTGTTACCGATTCGGAATTTGAGAACGTGGTTGCATACTTCGTTAAATCGGATAACGAGAAAGTATTGGCTAAATTTGCTTATCCAGCATTAACCGGCCATATCACTCTCACTAAGGTGGATGCGTTACATTATTCAGGTGTATTGCTTTCAGACGCAACAGTAAATGAAGCAACAGGCAAGGTTCGTATTGACGTTAAGGCTTTTGTAAACGGAAATTATCACCCAATCGGAAGCGCAAATATAACCGCAATTCAAAATAATACCGTTGGAGGTGTAGAAAAATGGTAACAGAAGTAACAATTAGCGGAGGCATAGCAGTAACGGCCAATTTTGATGGCAGTTCAATAGCCGTTAGTATATCGTTGTCGGCTCCTTTAAGTGTTACCGTTACTTTAGGTTTTGGGAATGACCCAACTTCGATACCTCACAATTTACTTACTGGTCGCGATGTTGTAGGCGCGCATACAATTGCTGCGACTACTGGATTGACTACCGCTTTAAATTCAAAGCAAGATGCACCTGTTAACGATGCTTCGAGTTTCTACGGCTTTGTCCGTTCAACGCTATTGACCGGAATTGCCGCCTTTACCGATGCGGCAATAGTAGCGGGTGACTCAATACTCTTAGCATTTGCCAAGTTGCAAGGGCAGGTTAATGCGGTTAAAGTTAGGATTGGAGTATTAGAAGATACTGCAATTTTCGACTTAACTACAGCTGTTGACGCTGTATCAGTTGTTATTACCACTGACATTAATGGTAATCCTTTGAGCCTAACTGATGGGATTTATTGCATTTATAGAAATTCATACGAAGGAGGGAACAGCGCCAGAACAAATCCTAATACCTACTATATAAACGATATAACTACTGATGTATTTAATCAAATACAGGTAGTTGCAGGATATAACGGAATAAATCATAGGGGAGGTGGGTTATTGTCTAACTCTGAAATTACTATAACTATAAATGATGGAGTAATATCGTGGATTGGTTCTAACTCAGGATTTGACACTTCCGGCTCGGTTGGAGTTATATCTGCTGGATATTCTATTAAGGCTCTAATTGATATTCCATCAATTACAAAAATAACAGTAAAAGATTTAAATGGTAACGTTGCAATAAAAGCAGGGACTCGATTCGTTTTAAAGAAAGTATAATGAAAAAGGCTATAACTAATGACAATGGGGAGTTTGAATATATCGAACTAACCGCGCTCGAAGTTGCAGAAATCGAAGCCAAACGCCTCGCCGAAATTGAAGCCTCATGGCTGCACAAGAATAGGCCGGTTAGGGCGTTCCTAATGGATTGCGATTACGTTGCGCTGCTTATCGACTATCCAGAATTTGCAATGTTACGGGCTGAGTTGAACATCCCAACGGAAGCCATCAACGGCGGCAATAACCTCTACTTCGAATACCTGAACCATCAAGACCAATTCCTTTTAGAATACTTTGGAGGGGTAATTGAATACTACGCGCCGTTATGAATACACCGCTGACGATTGGAACCGCTATAATAGTGCTATTTTTGGCTTATATTCTGGCTAATTGGGGCGTTCTACCTAGTTTTAGTGCGGCGTTCTACAAAATAAAAAACAACTGGCTATTTTCGGCTGTTCTTATTGCTTTCTCGTTGTGCATCGAAGCATTTGCAATTATCTATACCGATTCTATTCTACTTAAACTTGCTCCGATTGGCTTAATCGTTGTTGCTTTTGCACCAAGATTCAAAGAAAAACGCTCTGAAGTTGTGCATTTTATCGGAGCAGGGTTCGGGATTAGCTTAGGTTTGCTGTCTTTATGGATAGACTTTGGTTTGTGGTGGATTGATATTATCGCATTGACCCTATTTTTAGTCATAAAACTGAGCAATTCGAAGAACGCGCTATGGTGGGGTGAGATTATTGCTATATTTGCGATTATTGGAGGGCTATTTTTAGGCTACAATTCACGAAAAACTAAGAAGAAATGACAATCGAAGAAGCAAAATCGACTAAAGTAGGGCAATATTTTACGCTGTGGGAGTTCTTGGAATCCGAAACAGCCGAAGAATTAGGCTTAATCGAGAAGCAATTAGCAATCTCACCAGAACATATTGAGAATATCAAGTATTTATGTGCAGAGGTATTGGATAGGCTGCGTAATCAGCTCGGCCCGATAGCCATAAATAGCGGTTATAGGTGCATCGAATTGAATGAGGCGGTAAATGGTTCAGCAAACAGCCAACACCGCATGGGTGAGGCCGCCGATATTGATTGTGTGGACAATGAGTGCGCTTTTAAATACATTAAGAACCGCCTTTGGTTTGACCAGAATATCAACGAGTTCAATTATAAATGGATTCACGTTAGCAAGAAAAGAACGGGCCGCAATCGAATGGAATCATTTAAACTACCGAAATAATGGGTAAAATATTTGAGTTTATCAAAGACATGCTCTCAGGAAGAAGCGCACAAAGTAGCAAGCGTTTCAACGGGACTTACATAGCCGTAACTACAACGACTTGCGCCAACGTTTTGATGTTCATCGTTGACCAAGGAACCATGTTAGCGATAATGGGGCTATTGTTTGCAACCGCGTTAACGCTGTTTGGATTAACCACCATCGAAAAGAAGAAAGGAAAGGTAGATGAAAGCACTACTTAGTATTTTGGCATTGGCGTTGCTTGGTTCCTGCGTTACCTACCAACGATGCACCGATAAATTTGGAGTTTACGGAATTGATACCGTCAAAGTTCCTTACGAGGTTCCTATAACGGTCACGGTCCTGGTCCCGGCGGATTCTACTCAAGTCGCTTTAGCCATAGATTCTCTTTTTAGGCTACAAAAAGATACCATTTACACGTTTAAAAGTGATAGTTCTAACTTGGTTATATCTTATTGGATAGACAGGCTTAGAAGGTTGCAAATTAAGGCCAATCAACCGCCGTTAATCATTCGAAAAGACAGCATAATTAAGGGCGAAACAATTTATTTACCGCCGAAATTGGTAGACAAACCCAACAAATTGCAACGATTTTGGAATGAATACAAGTTTTATTCAGCAATTATTTTGCCTTTGGTGTTACTTTTTGCTTGGTTCTTCAAAAAATAGCGTAAATTTACCACGGTTTAGGTCCATAGCGATTGGTTTAGTTTAGGGTTTACTCGAAAGGGTAGACCCTTTTTTATTTAGAATCAATATAAACTAGTCTATAAAGTGAAAATAAATGCAAAACTTAGCACCAATTAGAATAATAGCGCGTATATTTACATATCAAAACAAACGAAAAACAAACCACTAAAAACTACTACAATGAAAAACTTTACATTATCAAACGGACAAGAAGTTTCAATCGAAAAATGGACAAACGGACATAACGAAGAAGTTGTAACCGTTAAATCGAACAGCAAAAATGTAGTTACTACATTCGCAGACGAATCACTTGAGGAAACAATTGAAACAGTTGTTTTCGAGGCAACTGAAATCGCAAAAGAGGTAAGGAGCGAATTAGCCTTATTAGTTCACAACGAAAAGTAATGAGAAACATAATAATAGTTACCCCGGCTCTTGAATGTTGGGGTAACTTTAAAAAACTTTGTAAGGCTAAAAATTGGCCATATCATTCGCTAAAGGAGCTAAAGTTCCCGATAAAATTCGGAGGGTTTACAATTGAAAAGAAACCGCTTAAATAGAACGATTATAAACTATGGCAACATGCTATAAAACACATCTTCTTTTGAACATCGAATCCGATTTATCCGTAAAACTTGCTAAACAAACCAACAAATAGAAACCATGACAGACACAAAAAAATTAATCGAGAAGTGGAACAAGATGAGCCACGACGAACGCATCAAAGTTGGCGATGTTTGGATTAACAACCAATGGGACATGAAGGCATGGGACAAAGATTTCGATTCGCTTTCAGCCTATAAGCAATACAGAGTAATCACATCGCTAACCGAACGCAAGTAAACCACCACTAAACCATACTACCATATTACGACTTAACTTAATTCTCGACAAACAAACCACGACAGCAACAGGGCGCGTTATCAACCAAATGCTCAACTCAAATCGTGGTAACCATATCTTTTACTGCGATACCTGCGAAACTAGCACAACCAAGCCCAATTTGGCTAAAACGTGCAAGTGTGGAGCAGCGTTGAGATTCATTCAGTGCGATAGTAAAAACCGACAATATAACTTTTAAGCCATGAAAACAATTTGTGAAGCAGCCATTGAATTTGAGAAAAAAGAAGGTGAAATAATCTATGATAAACACCTTTACCATAATCCAGACTGCAATTTATGTATTGAATCATTTAAGGCTGGTGTAGAATTTGCTCAACGGTGGATTCCAATCGAAGATGAGTTGCCAGTTAAAACGTCGCACGGATTTAGCTACCTTGTTTTTACAAAAAACTCATTTGGTGATATTCTTTTAGAGCGGTTTGATTTTGAATACAATCACTTCACCGCCGTAAGACACGACTCATTAGTAAAAGGAGACGGGCAAGTATCGCATTGGAGACCAATTGAACTAAAATAAACGACTCATGAAGACACTAAGAGAAGAATTGCAAAGCATTTCAGCACACACTGAAAGCAACCTACAGGAAGCCGTAGCGTTCTTAACCGCCTCGCAAATTGGAGGTAAGAAATTCCTAACCGCTGAGGAAATTGCCAAAAAGATATGCCTTAAAGCATCCCGTTACGGCTACGAAGATTCAATTGACGTTATGCCATGCGTTCAAATTTTGGCCGATTTTACCGTGCATTATCCAGAGTTCGAGTCTTCGATTGCCGAGACCTACATAGAATGGAAAGAGTTGTGTTTCAAGTTTGGAGAAGTTGACGTAAAAAACTCACCAATTGATTTGAGCGAAATCAAAACAGCAGTTGAAGAGTATTACGATATTAACTAAACCATGCTCTACAACATACGCAATTGTTTCGATTCATTGATTCGATTGCGTATTTTTACAGGACACAAAACCTAAACAAAATGAAAGACAGAAAGCACGATTTAGACGAAGCAAAACAGCAATTGGCTGACTATATCAAGCAAGGTAACAAAGATGGCGTAAAAGCGTTCTTTTGGCTCGTCATTATCGTTTTCTTGGTAGCCGTTGCAATTGCCATGCTGGTATTAGGAGCGGAACAAATCGACAAAGTATCCACCTTAATAGCCAACAAATTATGCAAGTAAATAAAGCAGCATATTCCGAGACGCTAAGTCAGTTTAGACCTACTGGATTATTCGTTTCGTTCGACGAATTAAATAATGTGATCGAGATAAAATGCACCGATATTGACGCTGCGTTGAAAATGGTCGATCACACCGGATATGATTCAATCGGAGAGTTAGAATCTGAACTAAATGAAACATACCGCGCGTTGTGTGAACCACGTTACAACGTCATAACCTCGCTAGACACAATCGGAGAAGTTAACGCTTTCCTTGCAAAAACAGGTATCAAAGGCGTTCGAGTAACCTATAACGGCAAAGATTTGGATTTAAACGAACTTGAAAATGAAAACGAATAACGTTGATAAAATATTCGAAATTTATCCAAACGTCTATATCCCTAACGTAATTATTGACTATGCAAAAGACACCGAAAGCAGCGTAATTGTTGATGGGTTAAAATATTCAAGAACAGATAGAGCAATGCTTAAATTTAACTCAATAGAAGACTGGAAAAAAAATCACGACAACGTTAGTTACTGGAAAAAATCTGTCTATGATTTTTCTTTTTTAAATATTCCGATTATTGAAATATGGGATTATTCTGGATTTAACTCTAACACAATTATAGACGCCGCGCTTGGCCGTTCAAATTGGAGCACGATTGAATTGCTTACAAAACAAGAATTTTATGATTTTGATAGGCTAATAGATAGAATGCAGGAATTTAAAACAGTCCCAACCAAGCATTGGACGGAATACCCAATAAGAAAAATAGGAATGATTGATAAAACAAAAATAGACTTTATAGCAAAAAACACAGTTTCCAAAACAGAGTCATTGTGTTGGCTATATCGAGATAATTGCATAACTATACGCATTCCATTAAAATTCATTACACTGGTTGTGCCGTTAAAGTATTTTTTAACACTAAATATCAGTGGATTTCCACTAGAAATACTAAAAGCTTTTAACGAAGATTGGATTGAAAAGGCAAAATGCAAGAATTGTGCATATCTAGAATTTAATTTTCCAAAAGATATTCTCAGTAGACCGCTTTCTGAACAAGAAAAAATAGGAATACTAGTTGACTTTTTAAACCTTAAAATAAAAACCAAAAAACGTAAAAATTATGATGCCAGTTAACACAAAATCAATGTTTGCAACGCTTTGCACTTGCATTGAAAAATTAGACAATGACGAAATAGACACTACAAAGGCTATTGCAATGTCTAAACTTATCGGACAGGCGAATAATTTGCTTATCTATGAATTAAAGCGGGCCTCGTTAATGACAAACCAAGATTTCAAGCGCGAACATCGCAATTTAGAACTAAAAACATTTGACAGTTTGCCAGAATAGCATGTTTCACAACATGCCAATCCAAGTCAGGATTAACCGATTAAAGAGTAATTTTACCGAATACTAAACCGAATCAAATGAAGACAAGAAAAGTTATCTCAAACAGCCCGACTAAATTGCCAATTACTGGCACGGTTCTTTATTCCTTCCTGCTTTATTACTTCAATGTAAGCGGAATAATTATCGGAATCTTTGCAACCATTTACGCCATTTATTGGATTCTTTGCATCGTTGCAATTTGGAACGAAAAAAGAGTTGATTTGTTTGAAGAAAAAGCAAAAGAGCAAAAGTAAATTGAACACTAAACCGAACATTATGGACAACTGGAAAAAGTTAACCAATCCAGACTATTTAGGGGCCTATTCGCTTGACAATGGAGACGGAACCTACAAGGAAATTACCGTTAAAATTGTAGCAGTTGGAACCGAAATTGTCAATTCTCCAGACGGTAAAAAAAGCAGTTGTATTGTTGCTAAACTGGAAAACAATAAACCGCTAATTTTGAATAAAACAAACTGTAAAGCGATTACAAAGGCATACCAGACCCGTTACATTGACGAATGGGTTGGTAAGTGGATTACATTACAAGTTTCCTCAGTTAAGGCATTCGGAGACGTTACCGATGCAATTAGGATCGTTCCCTCAAAACCAAAACAATCATTGCCTGAACTTACGCCTACTCATTCAAAATGGGCCGGTGCAATGAAATCGCTAAAGGCCGGGCAAGTAACGATTGAGCAAATTAAGCAATCTTACAACCTATCAGAATCGAACCAACAGTTATTGATCGATGGAGTTATTTAAAATAAGGGCCAGTGCAGCCGGGCAAATAATGCCCGGACCACGCGGTAATGTCGGAGAATGGCAAGAAACAAATAAAACCTATCTCGACAAATGGTTAAAGGAGCAAATCTATAACAGGCGCAAAGAAATTACCTCGAAATATCTTGAAAAAGGTATTGAAGTTGAGGATAAGTCTATCGAATTTGCCGCCGAAATGCTTGATTTAGGCATGGTATTTAAAAACGAGGTTAGCAAATTAACGGAATACATAACCGGAACCGCTGACGTTGTTTTGGAAAGTGAAGTTATCGATATAAAAAACAGTTGGGATTTTTCAACATTTCCACTTTTTGAAACAGAAATACCTAAAGCGTATTGGTGGCAATTGCAGTGTTATATGTTCCTTTACGACAAGCCAAACGCTAGGCTAGTTTATACGCTAACAGATACGCCAATTCATCAAATCGATGACGAAATACGCCGCCAATCGTGGAAAATGGGATTTATTGAACCGCCGGAAGAGTTTCAGCGAGAAATTGAGCGCAATCTTACCTATTCAGACATTCCCGATTCGCTAAAAATCAAAACGTTCAAATTAGAGCGTGACGAAATGGCTATAGAGGCATTGATTGAGCGGGTAAAGATGGCAAGAGATTACATTGACCAGAAACTTAAAACGCTACTCTAGTTTAGAACGAATACAAACAACGCTTACATGTTCTAAAACATGCAAATATCAGTATGGAGTATTCGTTTTTGCAGTAAATTGCGGTATAATTAAACCAAAAAATTAAAACCATGGAAAATTTTTCAATAAACGTAACCATATGGGATAACGCCGGAATGGTTGATTTGATAAATAACGAAAACAGAACTAAGTTAACGTTATCATTATTCCAGCCATTTGAATACGCCCTTAGTAAAGGTAGGGAGGTTGCTAAAATGCTAAATATACCGTTAACAATAAACAACCTTCCAGACGATGGTAGAGTTACAAATTGTTTATGCGAAATAGAAACAATCGAATGTATTTAAATAATTACTAAAATATAACCAACGGGGGATTAATTCCCCCCTTAATTTCTATCAAATGAAAACTACAATCGAAGTAAACATAGTCGATACAGATATGGTGCTGACTAACTCAAAAGGTGACACGTTCACAATTCCAGACACGAGAAGAAACATAGAATTAATTGATTTTATCTCACGAGGAATTAACGGCGTGCTTAACTCAGACACTAGGTGTGTATTAACGTGGAATTCCGGAATCACAAAAGGTCAAATTGATTCATGGCGTAAATAAAAACGAATGTTAAAATGAACAACTCACCTATCCACACGCCACCAGTCGGAATAGCACAAGGCGAAAAGTGTGACACATGGCAACGATCAATAAGCTACTTCGAGATGTCAACGGAAGAGGCTGTAAACTTCACTTCACACGGAATTATCCCGCCTAATCCAGACTACAAAGGCAGGGCAAAAGGATCGAAATACAAAAGAAAAGTAGTATAAGTCAATAAGTTTGACTATATTTATTAATCGAAACGGTTGAGCAGAACCGTATAATTCGATTACCTCATTTAAACCTTCAACCTAGTAGGCCTGCTCGCCGAACGGTTGGAGGTTTTTTAATAACTAAACCAATATGACTAAACAAGAGGAGTATCTGGCCTTTCTTGAGGCAAAAAAACACTCGTCTATTGATTACGGGATTAACCCTACATTTATGCCGGCTGGAATGTTTGACTATCAAATAGCGGTAGCTGAAAAGGGAATTAAAAAGGGCCGGTATGCTGAGTTTCTCGACACCGGATTAGGCAAGACAATTATCGAGTTAACAACTGCGTATAACTACGTTTTAGCAACTAATAAGCCGGTATTGATTATTACCCCGCTTGCCGTTGCATTCCAATTTATTCGCGAGGCTGAAAAGTTCGGTATAAACGATGTATCTTATTCCAAAGACGGATCCTTTAAAACAAAAATTGTAATTTGCAACTACGAGCGGTTGAGCAAGTTTAACAGTTCGGATTTTGATTGTGTTATTTTAGACGAAAGTTCAATCCTAAAGAACTTTGACGGCGCAATAAAGCAACAAGTAACTACCTTTCTAAAGAAAGTTAAGTATCGTTATTTATTCACAGCCACACCAAGCCCTAACGATTTTGTAGAACTTGGAACGTCAAGCGAGGCCCTTGGTTATATGGGTTATACCGATATGTTAACCAAGTTTTTTACCAATAACGAGGACACTATTAAGCCGCAAAACATCGGGACGGAATGGATTTTAAAGGGACACGCAAAAACTGACTTCTTTAAATGGGTTTCCGGGTGGAGTTTGTCAATGCGTAAACCTTCGGACCTTGGATTTTCAGATGCGTTGCATGTTTTGCCTAATCTGAACATAAACTACAATTCTGTAAAGAACAATAGTAATTTTTGCGTTGACGGTCAATTCAAGCTGTTTAACGACATTGCTAGGGGAATGAAGGAGGTAAGGGCCGAAAACGGGCAAACGGTTGACATTAGATGCGAACGCGCTGTTGAGATTGCCTCTGCTTACGAAACGTCCGTATATTGGTGTAACTTAAACCGTGAAGGCGACCTAATAGGACAATTGGATAAGTCCGCTTACCAAATTAAAGGTAATATGGATATTGACCAAAAAGAGGAGTTATTGGTAGCGTTTTTCAATGGTGAAATCAAAAAGCTAATTACAAAACCTAAGATGACTTCTTTTGGTTTAAATTGGCAACATTGCAACCATACTGTTTATTTCCCTACATTCAGTTACGAGCAATATTACCAGTCTATTCGCAGGTTCTGGAGGTTCGGACAAAAAAGAGAAGTAACGGTAGACCTCGTTTATTCCGATGGACAAAAGCGCGTGTTAGATAGCCTTTTGGCTAAAACAGAAAAGGCAAATGAGTTGTTTAGCAAATTAAACAGCTCGCTAAATTCAAGTTACATTAACAAAATTTCACAATTCGATAAATCGGTAACCGTTCCTAACTTTCTAAACCAATAAACCATGAGCGTAAAAGACCAATTAATTACAGACGAATACGCAATCTATTGCAGCGATTGCATGTATGTTTTACCTACCATTCCAGAGGCAAGTGTTGACCTATCGGTTTACTCTCCACCATTTGCCGGGCTTTACAATTATTCAAGTTCTGAAAACGATTTTAGCAACTGCGAAAACCGGAAGCAATTTTTGGAACAATATGAATTTTTGATAGCTGAAATTGCAAGGGTAACGAAGCCCGGACGTATAACAGCGGTTCACGTTACCGATATTATGAATAGCAAAACTATGCACCTATGGGACTTCCCACATGAAGTAATTTTGTTGCATGAAAAATACGGTTTCAAATACCGAAATAAGATTACAATTTGGAAAGAGCCGCTAAAGGTTCGCATGAGAACTATGGTCAGGTCGTTAATGCACAAATTGATTGTCGAAGATTCAACCGAATGTTTTACCGCGATGCCGGACTATGTTTTGGTGTTCAAAAAAGACGGTGTAAACGCGGTGCCGGTAACGCATGAGTTTGGGTTGCACCATTACGCCGGACTTCACCCGTTTACGCCGGAATTGGCCGAACTTTACGGAAATTTTGAGGACTTAAAGCTGAAATACCGGGGACATAAAGACCCGAAAACAAACAAACTTAGCCATATCATTTGGCAGCGTTACGCCTCTTCTGTTTGGGATGACATTCGTATTGATGAGGTTTTGAAATACAAAGAAAGCAAAGACGAAGATGACGAGAAGCACGTTCACCCGCTTCAACTTGACGTTATTGACAGGCTTATTGAGTTGTATTCAAATCCCGGGGAAGTTGTATTAACTCCGTTTATGGGAGTTGGTAGCGAGGTTTACGGGGCTGTTAGGCTTGGAAGGAAGGGCCTTGGAATTGAGTTAAAAGATTCCTACTTCAAACAATCGGTTAAGAATATTTCTGAACTGAAAAACGTTGCAACAGAACAAATCAAATTTGATTTTGCGCAAACAGTCGAAGAGGAAACAACTGAAATGTAATAAAATAACCCCGGCAATTACGCCGGGGTTTAATTTACTTTTTATGACCGAAATAGTAATCAAATCCACAAAAGGCAACGCGGTAACAACAAGTTTACTGGTAGCCGAGAAGTTCGGAAAGCCACATGCCGACGTATTGAAGTCAATTAGAGCAATCGTTGAGCAACTTCCTGAAAATGAATGTAAAGGGAATTTTGCCCTTACATCGAATAATGTAACGATGCCGAACGGAGGCACTAGATTTGAACCGTTCTACGTTATGACACGCGACGGCTTTACTTTACTAGTTATGGGATTCACTGGATCCGCCGCGCTAAAGTTCAAACTCGAATTTATTGCAGCGTTCAACGAAATGGAGAGGCAACTTTCTGCACCACAATTGCCAACAACCTACCTGGACGCTCTAAAAGCGTTGGTTGAATCGGTTGAGAAAACTCAAATAGCCGAGAACAAAGTTTTAGAACTTGCGCCAAAAGCAGAGTTTTTTGATAAGGTAATTGATGCCGACAACTTACTTTCGTGGAATGAGGCTGCTAAGGCGTTAAGTATTGGCCGCAATAGAATGTTAGCCATATTAAGGCGTGACGGTGTAATTAACCATAAAAACGCGCCTTATCAATCGTTTATTTCAATATGTTACTTTGCCGTTAAAATTTCATTCGTTGAAAAGTTAAATGCAAACATTCCGACTACTTACGTCACCGGAAAAGGCTTAACTTGGCTGGCGAAGAAACTAAAAACTGAATCGAAATGAGAAAATTAAAAATCTGGTTTAAGGCTGTATGGTTGGACTATCCATATTGGAGAGTTACCTACAAAGACGGGAAAAGAACTCGTTTACTTCACTGGATTGAGGCCAATGGACTCGCTGAAACGTTCAATGGTAAATCATGGATTGATTATTCGGTAAACTGAATCGAAATGAGAAACCTACAACTATCACTCAAAACAGAATGGTTTGAAATGACAAAAGCGGGGATTAAAACCGAAGATTACAGGGAAATTACGCCGTATTGGTGCAACAGACTAATGTTACACGAAGAAAAACAACAATCAAAACATACCTGGTGGGTATATATTCGAGAATTAAAACTTTGGCGTTTAAAAGAATGTATTGAAACAGATAATAAGTTTTTTAATTTTTCAGTAAAACAATTTGACGATAATATTATGACCATCGGTTATCCAAAACCAACCGACACTGAGCGTATTTTGCGACTTGAGCATAAAGGAATTGAAATTATAACAGGAAATCCAGAATGGGGAGCCGAGCCCGGTAAACTTTACTTTGTAATTAAGCACGGGAAAGAACTAAAAGAATAGTTTTTTTTGGTTGGTAGTGTAAATAAAATCATTACCTTTGAAGAAATAAACATACAACTTATGAGAAGAGAGAAATTAACTTTAGGTGAGCAAGTAATCTTAGAATTGCACCGGAAAAACAAAACAAAAGTTTGGTTGTGCGAACAAATGAACTTATCGAGGCCGGTGCTTGACGAACGTTTAAAAGAAAACGACTGGCTAATTTGCGAGGTCGTGAAAATTTCACGGTTGCTTGAATTGAAGTAGCCATGTCATACTCCACAGATTTGAAAAGTGGAACATGGCAGCGGAAGCGATTAGAGATAATACAACGCGATTCGTATTGCTGCGTTGCTTGCCATTCTCAAGATGCTTTAACCGTCCACCACTTATATTATGAGCCGAATAAAAAGTTATGGGAATACGATAACGAGTCCATGGTTACGCTATGCGAAAAATGCCACAATTCACTGCATTTTGAACTATCTAAATTGTCCGGTATTATAGCGTTCAATTTATTGGTTGGTAGGGTTGATTTAACTCAGTTTAATCTTTACGGCCATGGACGAGGGCTTTATAAAACTACATAGAAAACTACTTGATAGCCCTATATTTGCGCATCAAACCGGATTAAAGATTTGGATTTGGTGCATGGTTAAAGCAAACCATAAATGTAAGTCATTCCCAATACGAATTGGGGCCGGAAATTCTATAGTAAGTATCGGAGTTGGTCAGTTTCTTTTTGGTAGGCTAAAAGCAGAGGAAGAACTAGGAATTGACGGCTCAACTATCTACCGATGGATTAAGAAGTTAGAAACGATGGAAATGATTAGCGTAAAATCGAACAGCCATTATTCTATTGTAACTATCTGTAATTGGGTAGATTACCAGAGCGTTGACGTAGACAAAAGAACAACCACTGAGCAGCCACTGAGCAGCCATTGCACTACCACTGAGCAGCCACTGAACACAACCAAGAATGCTAAGAATGATAAGAATAAAGAAGATATATATAAAGGCAAATTTCAAAAATATAATTTTGATGCTTCTTTAGACTTTTTGGAAAACGACCCGCTTGGAGTAATTTTTAAAGACTGGTTTACATTTAAGCAAAACACAAAAACACCGTTTGACAATCAAGCAAGCGTTGAAGCTTCTTTCAAAGTGTTGAAAAATTACAGCAAAAACAACATCGTTAAAGCGGTAGAATTAGTAACTTGTGCAATTGCAGCCAATGCCGTAAACCTTTTCAACGTAGAAACTAAGCCGGAACCAATTGTTATACCAAAACACCACATGGCAAGATGATAAAGATCGTATCCCTAGCAACCAAACTAACCTACACCATTGAACCGAGAAAAGGCGGGGAAAATGCAATGGCCTGCCCGGAGTGTTCCGGTCAGCGCAAAAACGCTAAAGCTAAATCGTTTTCTTGGAACGAAGGTAAGCAAATTGGTAAATGCCACCATTGCGAGGCCAATTTCGTGCTATATCGCGAAATGGAACGGCAAAAAGAATACATTGCCCCACTTTGGAAAAATAAGACCTTATTAGCCCCTAATTTGGTGAAATGGTTTGAGGGGAGAATGATTAAACAAGATACCCTCGTTTTGATGCGAATTTATTCTGACAATGAATTTATACCGCAAATCGGAAAAGAAACGAGCGTTGTTTGCTTTCCGTATTTTCAAGATGAGAAACTGGTAAACATAAAATACCGGGACGGGGCTAAGAATTTTAAACTACATTCCGGAGCGCAATTAATCCTATACAACGTTAACGGATTAAAGGGCCAAAAAGAGGCCATAATTTGCGAGGGAGAGATAGACGCGCTATCTTATATCACTTGCGGTATTTTAAACGCTGTATCAGTGCCAAACGGAGCGAATAAAAACTTGCAATATTTGGATGACTGTATCGAGTTATTTGATGCCATGGAAACCATTTATATTGCATCAGATAACGACGTTAAGGGAATTGAATTAAGAGAGGAACTATTGAGGCGGTTCGGTTCTGAGCGGTGTAAGATTGTAAACTACAAAGACTGCAAGGACGCTAACGAATATCTTATCAAGTATGGCGGCCCGGCCCTGCGTGAAACGATCACTGATGCAATTGAGATACCAGTTACTGGAATAGTAAACCTATCGAACCATTACGATGACATTTACAGCCTTTTTGTAAACGGAATGGAAAAGGGATTAGGCATAGGGGCGCAATTTGATACAGCAGTTACATGGGAGTTGGGCCGGTTATTGACAGTTACCGGTATCCCTGGCCATGGCAAAAGTGAGTTTGTCGACTTCCTTAACGTAAAGTTAAATATTATCCATGGTTGGAAAATAGCATATTTTTCCCCGGAGAATTGGCCTGTTAAGTATCACTATGCCAAGTTGGTCAGTAAGATAGTTGGCAAGGAGTTTGACGCGAAATACATAAACACCGCTGTATTTGAAAAGTCTTTTGAGTATGTTAGAGAGAATTTCTTCTTTATAAATCCGGAGGAAGATATGACTATTGAGAACATACTAACCAAGGCTAAGTTTTTGGTAAGGAAGAGAGGCATTAAGGTTCTTGTAATTGACCCTTACAATAAATTAGAGCATAATACTACGCTTGGACAATCGGAAACGAACTACATTAGCAAGTTTTTGGATAAGTTGACCATGTTTGCGCGTGTAAATAATGTTCTGGTGGTTCTGGTCGCTCACCCTACGAAAATGAAAAAGGATTTAACCGGAAACTTTGAAGTGCCATCGCTTTACGACATCAACGGTTCAGCAAACTTTTACAACAAAACAGATTATGGAATCTCTGTTTATCGAGATCGAAACGAAAATCAGACTTACATTCACGTTCTTAAGGTAAAATTTAAGCACCTTGGAGACGGTGGGGTAATTCAGACTTCTTACAACTTTAAAAACGGACGTTACGAGGCTGCAAATACAGAGTTTTCGCAATGGGTTTTTGATAATTATTTGGACGAAGAAATAAAGCCGGAACCAGAAAAGCCATACCAAGATGAGTTTTTTAATGCTGTTGATAAATTTGAGAATGAAGTGCCTTTTTAACCAAACAACGATTTTAACTATACACCAAACTTTTGATAATGGCAAAGCTAGAAGAGCAAATACAAATAGCACTGAGTAAGTTTATTCAACTGCAGTATCCGGGAGTTATATTCACGTCTGAAAGCAGCGGGTTAAGGCTAACGATTAGACCTGCAACGGTGTCCAAGCAATGTCGTAATCCTAAAGTTGGCTGGTGTGATATGATAATATTGGAAGCGCGTGGAGGTTACTACGGGTTGCTTTTGGAAGTGAAAAAAAGCAGCGATGAAATACTTACAAAGACAGGCGCATACCGGACAGATCAACACAATTTAGATCAGTTAAAATTCTCGCAGATTGCATCGAAAAAGAATTACCTCTATCAATATGCTTGTGGAGCAGATCAGGGACTATCGGTAATTACTTACTACATGTCACTTCCACCGACTAGCACTATTTGACATGGACCCAATCCAACTATGCATATTCTCGATTAACGACTCAAACGAGGTTGTAAAGTTAAAGCAGAAAGTTAACGAACTGCTAACGGTTACGATGGCTATTAAGTCCCATTGCGAGGCGTTAAAGTCAATTGGCAAGCCTGTTGACGAAGAATGGATATCAGAACTTTGTAACTCGATAATTGAGCAGATCAATGCTATTTAGAACCAGTATAAACTGCGCTCAATTGCAACAAGTTATGTAAATAGTGCGTAAATTGCAGCATAAACTAAACCAAGAAACTAAGCAATGAGAAGCAAACACGAAATAATAAATAATCCGGTTGTAATAGACATCGACGGTAAGTCATTCGGTGCAAGTAGATGCAGAATCACCGAATCTATAATAAAGTTTGTGTTGGCTAGTCACGCTACTAAACTAATGGCGATGATTGATCAGACAAACACTTTGAACTTTGTTATTTGGGATAATCGACAAATTACCTTTGAAGGGGAAGCTTCTTACGACTACCAAAAAGATTATGAGTTTACTTTTAGAATTGTTAAGTAATGGCCGACTTATTCACAACCGTTGAGAAAGGCAAAACATACACTTGTAGCGATAAAGAAGCGTTTGCCTGGTATAATTTCGGCACAGTTGACTTAACAGGGCAACGCGTTACGGTGATGATGATCTCTGGAGATTATGCTTGCGTTGAATTGGTTTTAGATCGAACAAAAAACTTTGATGTGAAACTTAATACACTAACGAAATGCTAACGCTATCTCATAACGGAACGGTTTTTATTTCTTCTAGATTTGAGTTTATTTTTAATCGAAAGGTAAAGAAACTACTAGGAATTTATTACGGAGGAAAATTGTTAAAACAAGGCTGCTTATCTATGTGTGGTGACGTTTTCGAGATTAAGCCGTTCGACTATTTTAAAGATGATACGATTGAGTTTTACAAATTTAAATACTAGACGAAATGGAAGCAAACAAGACCTACATTTTGCAATTAAAACCGATTGCGGAGATTCAACCAGAGCAGTGTAATAGAAATACACTTTGCACTAATGGAGAATACTGGATTAATGGACAGGTTTACGAAGTTACTGAAGGAGAATTTGAATGCACTGACGGAGATGGAACAACTTGCTTCAACATTACTCACTTCGCTGTTTTACCTAAATAGACTGATTCTAAACTACGTCAATTCTATTGTGGATTGAAAAAGTATTTGTAAATTGTAGTGTTCTTTGAAAGTAGCATATCGCATGGTTGAGAATGTAACGCGCCGAAAGGGAGGTTGCCAAAAATCTAAACGATAGATTGCTTTTAAGTTCTTTGAATGTATCTGGTGTGGCGGAATTGGTAGACGCATCTAGTCAGGTAGAGGTAAGGAGATTCAGAAAAACTGCCAAGTAGGAAATGACTTGGCGAGTGAGTAAAAAAGTTACCTATTCGAGTTCTCCAACTGAGCTGTAAAGTAAATTACCTTGCCGGTTCGAGTCCGGCCACCAGATCAACCACCAGAGCGGACGTAGGGGCCGCCAATATGTGTTTTGATTGAAGCAATTTGCCGGGGTGAAATTCCCCGGTTTTTATTTACTAAACCAAAACGCATGAGGTAAAGAGTCGACGAACCGAGGAGCGGGTAGATTATCACAAAAAACTAAATGATTCGCTATTGGTATAATGAATCAAAAAAGAGCATATCTCACCGCGTATGTTCTTTTTTACTATATTTGCATGATTGGACAATTAGTGTAATTGGTGCACGTATTTAAATGTGTTTAAGTAAAGAGCAGGTTCGACTCCTGTATTGTCAGCGACACGGTTGTAGGTAAACCCAGCGGGAACCTTCACGGCTCAGGTTGCACCATAAGAACCAATCTGAACCGTTTTTTAAACTAAAAGCAATTATGAATAAACTTGGAGCAATACTAAATTTGATTGGAGTAATAAGTTCTATTGCTATAATTGCATTATTCGCTTTGATGGTATGGTTTCATAATCCTGTTATTGCAAAAATTCAGATTACCCTTTTGTTGATTATAGTTGCTTCGTTTGTTGCTTATTCAGCATTTTGTTATAATAAAAAGTAAGTTAATGAAACCAGAACAAATAGTGTGCGTTATAGTAGCATGTGTCATAGTGATCGGATTCTTTATTGTTGTAAAAAATAATAGGTAATGGCAGCAACACCCGGCAATCAATGGTGGAGGTTACGATCAAAGCATGGTCGCGATGCTATATTTACTACCCCTGCGTTGCTTGAAACTGAATGCGAGGCATACTTTACCGCAACAGACGAAAGAACTGATTGGGATGGTCAAAATTGGGTAGGCAAAGACGGTGAAGAGGTTGTAGTTAAAAAACGAGTGCCATACACGTTGTCTGGTCTTTGTATGTATTTAGGAGTGGCCAAACAATACTTTAATGACTTTGAGAAAACAGATACATTCAAAGAAAATAAAGATTTTTCCTTAGTCTATGCACGTGTCAGAAATACAATTGAGACACAACAGGTTGAGGGAGCGTTAAATCGGTATTACCCAGATAGCCTTGTTGCCCGTTTAAATGGATTCGTAGACCGAACCGACGTAACCAGTGGAGACGAACCACTAAAGGCTCAAATAATAGTCCAGGACAAACAAGCCGCAACCGATTTAGATAACCTTGGCAAGTAATGACAATGCTTACTACTTCTGTTTTTAGCCGAAATCTACGGGCTTATTCGGAGGGTAGCAGCCTTATTGTAAACCAAGGAGGCACAAGGTCAAGCAAGTCTTATTCTATTATGCAATTGCTGTTAGAAATAGCAATAAGAAGCAAGAAAAAACTAATTATCTCAGTTGTTAGTCAGCATCTACCTCACCTTAAGTTAGGTGTAATGCGTGACTTCGACAACATTCTATTGAGCAGAGGACTAATACCTGACAACTTAAAGAACAAATCAGAGAACTATTACCGGATTGGTAAGTGCATTATTGAGTTCTTTGGGGTAGATAACCTCGGAAAGGTTCACGGTCCGGCGCGTGACATCCTATTTATCAACGAGTCAAACTATATCAAGTCAAGCATTTACGATCAGCTCGCCATAAGAACTAGAGGCACTATATTTATCGACTTCAACCCAACTCAAGAGTTCTGGTTCCATACCGAAATACAAGGCAAGGCACCACATCAACTGATTGAATCCACATACTTAGACAATGAGTTCTTAACACTTGATCAGATAGGAAGAATCGAGGCAAAGAAGAGCAACAAAGAATGGTGGAGGGTTTACGGAGAGGGTAAGCTAGGCCGTCTCGAAGGGGCCATCTTTCACAATTGGGATTACGGTCCATTCGATGAAACTTTACCTTTTTGCTATGCCCTCGACTTCGGTAGCCGGGATCCTGATGCAATGATTAAGTTAGCCGTCGACAAAAAGAACATGCTCATTTATGTTTCTGAGGAAGTTTACCAGAACGGACTATCAACAGATCAGTTATTCGAGGCAATACAGGCACGTAAGGTTAACCGTTCGCTAATAGTAGCGGATAGTGCCGCGACTAGGACTATACAGGACTTAGTTAGGAAGGGATTGAATATAGTTGCATGTTCGAAGCGAAAGATAACTGAGGACATCAAAGCAATTTCGAACTACAAAATAATTGTAACGGAAGGAAGTTTCAACGTTGCTCGAGAATTAAATACTTGGGTGTGGCTGGATAAGCGGGGTGAGGTTCCTCTTGATGCGAACAACCACAGCATAGACCCTATTCGTTATGGATTCAATAAGCTAACTCAAACAGCACAAACCTCAGTAAAAGTCATGCACCATGCCAAGCGTTAAGTTCATCAACATATCGTTACTCGAATTGAGCCAACTCGAAGATAAAGACGAGTATCATTTTGTATTCAAATATTCTCCTGACTTCGCAAAGAGTTTCGACCATATCGGTATCGGTGAGTTGCACATGAAGCCTTTCGGGGTAATAAAGGACGCTCAGGAGTCTTTTAGTGCAGAAGATACTACCGATGCGATACTCGAATACATGGCCTTATTTTCTGGCAAAACCATCGAAGAGTTATTGCGAATCGGAGTGCTTGAGTTTTTCCAGTCTCGCAATTACATGACCGAAGAGATAGGGAAGATAAACGAGGTTGAGCGGATGACATTCAGCAGGGGGACCACGAACGAGGAAGAGCAAGCCGGTATAGGTGAGTTGTCAAAGTTCGGGGTAGAGCTGCAGTTAGATCAACTTGATCACGGGATGGTGTGGATGACGGAAACGGTAAAAGCACTACCATATTACCAGTGTTTTACTAAGTTGGCCATGTGGTCTGCTAGGTCAGACTTTCATGAGCGATTAGGTGATATAATGTCAAAAAAATAAGCCCGGTTGAGGGCCTTTCATTCGTAGATTAAAGTTTGGTGAACTTGTTAAAGTCGAATGGATGACTATTTATCTTTGATTCAAGTTGTTTCCTGACTCGCTTATGGTCAATTTCAACATAAATCAAAGCATCTATTAAAGTAAGTCCACCAAAGCGAATGATCTTTAATGTGCCATCTGAGTCGTAAATAGTTGATGCCGGATCGTTGTTTACTTCAATCGTATTGCCTTGCATCTCTTCAATTTCTTTGATCAAAGTTGCAATCTGTTCGTATTTGTCCATTGGTTTAGTTTTTAAATATTAGTTAGTTTGTTGTTAACCGCGAATAAGGCACCACTAATAAAGCAATTCTTTGCTACAGCTACAATAGACTTATCGAGGCTGTAGGTCGGATTAATACCACTAAAAAGCGTTGATGCTGCAAACTCAGCACGTTCGTAAACAGTTATTGTAATAGAATTGCGATTGCACGGGCCACTACTTATTGGACTGGTTTTTGCTTGATAGTTGCTCATTGGCTTAGATTTTAGATATGTGCTGGTTTATTCTTAAGAGTTAACGTAACCTCAACTCTATATTCACGCTCTTCATCAATAGCATTTCTAATAACTTGAAATTGAAGAGCAGTCATATATTCGCAGTCTACCTCTAAATACATTATTCTATCGACCGCATCGAATTCGTTGTCGATTACCTTTATTCCGGAGTTTCGAATCTCGGTTAACATTTCGCTTATCATATCAATTGGTTTTAGTTCCCCGCTAAATTAGTAAAACAAAGCATGATAAAAAAAGTTTTGGTCAATTTAGAAACGTTCTTAATAATTGCTTACCTTTCGCAAAAATATTACTATGGATGCATTCGGGCTAAATGAGGCACTAAGAGAAAAGGCTAAGGCAAATGGATGGCATTATCTTTTTGGTGACGAATTATCTAAGAATATCGATGCCACTAGTGAGGATTACGATAGGGCGAATTGGAACGATTACATGGATGGCAAATATATTTTATCTTGGTTCTTCCCGACTATCGCACCTGAATTCTATCACTCGAATACAACCAAGGTTACATACACTGGTGCCATTGCATTAGGGCTCAAAGTCGATGGCGACGGAACAGAGGCCAATCTTGATGAGGTGTTTGAAGTGAAATATAATAACCGCTTGAGAATACTTGCCGAGATGCTTGCAAATTTCATCGCTTCATTTGCTTGCGAAAATACGCTATCGACTTCAGGTGTTAGGCTTATCTATAAATTAAAACAATACGATGAGTGTGTTGACTTTGTTGAGGCAGAACTAACAATCACTTGGGAGCAATGACAATCGAAGAAATATCGAAGCAGTGGATTGAAGAGGCTAAATTAAGAATTGTTAAGCAATACAACGACCTTGGATTAAAGGCTTCTGGTAAGTTCGAGCGGGATATCGAGGATATTGTAGAGGTTGAGCCAAAGGGATTAAGATTGGCAGTATTAGGTGTTAACTACTCTGCGGTTATGGTGTCTGGCAGAATGGCCAACAAAGACCAATCACCCGAAGGATTAAGAAAGTTTGTTGGATGGGCTGGAAATACGATACTAAAGCAGTGGGTTCAAGATAAAGGGCTTACCATTTCACCTTTTGCGGTGGCATATAGTATCGCAAGGAAAGGAATAATGGTTCCGAATCAATATAATAGCGGGGCCTTGCTTGACACGGCGGCTACCGAGGGAGATTTAAACGCACTTGGAATAGCAATAGGCACCGCAAAGATTGTAGAGATACGAAGCGATATAATTAAAAGGCTAAAAGATGGCAATAACTAACGTAAATATAGTCCAGGATAACATAACAGGCGGTGTCGATTTGCTTAACATTGCCTCTCCGTTGATATTCTTGGTGGATGCAACCTACACAATTGCACCTCCTGACAACCTTTATGCAAAGGTTTACGACAAAGATAGCGTGTTGCTTGGCACTTACAGAAGCATGCCTTGGCGCGACACTTCGAGCACAAATAGAAGATTTTCTTTTGAAGCAAGCGAAATATTAAGGCAGTTTCTTTTGCCGTTGGATGACTGGACACAATCGGGCAATACGCTCCAATTAGTTTCCGGAATGACAATGCATTTCAAAATCGTATTCTCTAATCTGAAACTTGAAACCGGAGTAACAGATGAGATAGAGTTCGAAGCAATTAACGCGGCTTCGCAGTTTGGGGAATACACGGCAAACATTCAGGTCGGGACAAACTTACCACAGGGGCAAGCTGGCGTGGCTGGGCAATGGGCTTATGCTTATTTTTACGACAATGTTGGGGTCGGAACAATTACCGCTACACAAGTGCAAGATATACCTTATTCAAATCAGCTTGATTCACTTACCGGAATAACTAAGAGTCTAAACGACACATACATTGAAATTGCTATTGTTTCTGGCAAGCTAAGAATAACGCTGCATCCATACGTAGGGCTAATGAGCCCAACTGTTAAAATACCTATAATTGGGTCGCTAACACCTATCGCGGTAGTTACTGCAATAACGGACATAAACGGAACTTTTGTTCCTAGCACTGACTTATCAATGAGCCTTGGTGTATTTGTTTCGGGAGGGTCCGGTTACTTAACTCCGATAACTCCGGTTATTGGTGTAAACACAAACGTTGATCCTTTCGTTTTAAATCCGGATAGCGTAGCCGTTGGGATTAGCTTTAACGCAAACAACTTAGCGGCTGACGTTAGCATTGATTTAGAGTATGTGTTGCTTGATTCTGGACTACCACTAATACCTACGTGTAATGGCTAAAGGAATTTATAGATACAAAATAACAAAAAGCGCAGCCGGAAATTACCCGGTATATTTCAAGCGTGACGACATTACGGTAGCAAGCCAATGCATTGCATTTAAACCGTTATGCACTGGTGGTAAGGTTCTAAAGTATATGGATCATAACGGTATGTATCGCTTCTTCCCCTTTAATGAATATTGGGAGGAAACTTTTGCCCCTGATTTGATCGGAGAAACTGAGAAATATATCGAGTCGTTGCGAACCGGACAATCGAATACCAAGTCAATCGGATATGAGAATGAAAAATCATTGTCATTAGTTGCATATGAAGTGACCGCTTCCGAGTTGGTGATACTTCAGGATTTATTTACATCGATGCGGGTTTATCTTTATATCGGAACGACAGGAGACGCTCCCGAAGATTGGCTATTGGTCAAGGTGATGAGCGGTAGTAATATCAGCCGTAGACGAAGAGGCGTAATAGGAAAGGTTGATGTAACTATACGCCTACCAAAACAATATCAAGTTACTGGATTATGAGGAGGCTTGTAGTTGATGGTTTAGATTTGGAGTTTGATGATCAAACGGCTATCGGTATAGATATTCAGTGCCTCGACATTAAGGAGCCTGGGGTAAGAAAACTCAAAACGTCCAACTCGTTTACCGTTCCGGCAACGATGGTTAATAAAAATATTCTTGGTATTGTCGGAGGCGTTCAGTCTGAAATGACTCGCATATATCAACCTTATTCATTCACATATTACCAAGGCAACGAAAGGTTAATCAACGGGGCAAAGTTAAAAATTGATACCATTGACGAGCGTATTGGAATGACCATTACCGAAGCCAAAGACTTCTTTGATACGATAAAAGAGTTGAAAGGAAAATTGCTATTCCAGTCGATCGATACTTGGCTTTATCAAAATTATCTAGAATACAACTATTATAACACAGATGTAAGAAGCGGATCAAACCTTAAAGCAGTTCTTGAGTATTTTGCATCGACAACAAAGGGTGTTCACTTTCCTTTTGTGTATGGTCCACTATACGAACAAGAATTTGAGAGTGTTCCTAACTCAATAATTGATGCAGGAATACGAGATACCTACATTGAGACTGAATACAACGGATTGTTTTTGAGTTATTCGAGGTTTAAAAAGAATGAGGCGGGTGACAATGTTATAAATACATCTATTCCACCTTCGGCCGGTTGCCATTTTTATCTGTATGCTCATACTTTTGTGAAGTTTTTGCAAGAAAAATACGGCATAAGCCTTGGCTCTGGCCTTGATTTTGATGCAAATGCGTGGAACGACGTTAACTTTCAGAAGATAATTATACCAATTCCGGCAATTAACCTAACTCAAGAGGGGACACCTACGGATAAATTCTATTATTTTAAGGTAATTCCGGCTAATAACGACGGATCATACTCCTATTTTGACCCGTTAGCCAACGTTAAGATGGAATATTCTGCCTACGATATACTAATGTCGCTGGTTAAGATCATGTCGGCAACAATTGATAACGTTGATGGATCTTTTTTATTTCGCAGGCTTGACGAATTAGAGACAAAAGGGGCTATTTTAAATTGGACTGGAAAGATTGATGCAAAAGCAAAGCGACCAATGAAGCCAATGATACCGAACTACTTTAGAAATACCTATATCAAATATGAAAAGGTAGAAGCAGGAGTATCTGAATTTACAGGATCAAAAACAGTTGTTTGCTCTAATCAGAATCTACCGGAAGAAGGGGACTTATTTAAGGTAAAAGGCTACCTTCCAATGTTTGGGTTATTTAATGGTGAGGTAGTTCCATTAATGACCAAGGCAAACTCACTTACTAATCCTGTTTTTCTTTCGGTATCTGATCAACTTGCAACACAAACTCTGGTTAGAATACACACACACGGGCAGTTTACAAGAAGTGTTTTTAGCGCAACATTAACGCTACGAAAGGCCGCTGTTTATTCATTGTCCGGAGAGTATAATTTTCTCGATAAAATAAACACTAGCCCGAAATTCTACACTGTTGATTTATGGCTAACGAACAACGACATTCGTGACCTTGACAATTTTACAATGGTTTACCTTCAGGAGTTGAACGGGATGTTTTACGTGAACAAAATTAGCGGGTGGAACCCGGACAAATCAAAAAGCGCAGTATCTGTTGAACTAATTCGGATTAGCGATAGAACACCAGTGCCGCCGGCTGATAATCCATACTTCTTTGATGGACAAGGCAATGTATTCACCGACGGACAAGGTAATTATTTTTACTAGAAAACAATCGAATCATGGCAGACGAGAAAAAAGTAGTATTACTTGAGATCGATATAAATACAGACGCAGCGATAGAGGCAAATAAAGTTCTTGTCGGTAACATTATTGGCCTTGAAAAGGAAGTAAGGAAACTTGCTGAAACCGAAGGAACTTTATCTGACTCTTACATAAAGACAAATGCAGAATTAAAGAACGCAAAGTCTGAATTATCCGCTAATGAGCGAATGATACGGAAAACAATAGAGGCAAACAACGCCGCTGCTGGTTCTATCGATCAAATGTCAGCTCAATTATCTGTTGCCAACGCAAAATGGAAAGCGTTAAGCGAAGAAGAACGCACTAATGGAGAGGTAGGAAAGGCTTTATCTGCTGAAAAGAAGAAGTTACAAGAGGCGATTAATGCCGAGAAATTAGCAGTAAGCGACACGACTAGTAATATTGGAAATTACGAGGCCGCTACTGTTCCACTAAAGGCGCAATTGAAAGAAATAATGATGCTCATGCAGCAGATGGCAGTTGCTGGGCAAGATGATAGTGAAGAGTTTGTCGAACTTGCAAAGAAAGCAGGAACGCTAAAGGATGCAATGAATGCTACCAATGACCAAATTAAAACATTTACATCCGGTGACGCGCTTGAACAGAATCTTAAAATTGCAAAGGCTTCATTCGATGCGGTAAGCGGTGCGGCTCAAGGTGTAGAAGGCGCGATGCAACTGGTTGGCTCCGAAAACGAAGATGTTGCACGCGGTATTCAAAAAATGGTTGCACTGCAATCTATACAGAATGGAGTAACACAAGTTTACGAAGCACTACAAAAAGAGAGCGCGTTCATGGCTGGTGTTTTGGCCGTTAAAACCGAAATCGTTACGGCCGCTCAATGGTTGTGGAATGCAGCAATGACCGCTAATCCAATCGGGGCCATCGCTGCAGGTGTTGGTGCTTTAATCGGAATATTTGGAGCGTTTTCTTTGGCGGTTGGTGGCTCAACCGAGGAACTTGAAGATCAGAAAAAGGCAGTAATTGATTTAGAAAAGGAATACTCAGATTTACAAGACAGAATATCGCTTGAATCAAAAATAAATGAAGCGATTGGAGGATCCGTAGAAGAAAAATCAATGCGATCAAGAAATGCAATTAGGGAGCAAATAAATGCACTTGAATTATTAAACGAGGCGTTACTTGCTCAACGCGCATTGGAAGGCGATGAAGATGGTGAACTACAAACTAGGGTAAAAGAAAACAACGATAAGATTATTGCGCTAGGTGACGAACTGATAGTAAACAAACTCACTCAAGCGAAACGAGGTATTGACTTGCAAAAGGCAGAAGAGGACAAAGAAGCAGAAGAGCGCAAGAAAAGAGCCGAGGAACTATCAAAGAAACTTATTGAGGAAAGCAAGAAGCGAGACGAAGAAGTTAAAAAGATTCGAGACGAAAATAATATTTCGGAACTTGAAGATCTGCAGGGTAACGAAGATGCTAAGGCTGAAATAATCGCTGCGACAGCAAAGCGAAAAGATGAACTTGCAGCAGAAATGGGAATGGCTGAACTTGAAAGACAAAATGCAGCCAACGAATTAAACGATGAACTGAATGTTGCCGAAATTGAAAAACTTACCTTCCAATACGAAGAGAAGAAGAGATTATTGCAAGAGTTCGGCTATTCAACCGTTGAATTAGAGAAGCAATTTGCAGACGCAAAAATAGAAATAGCGAACAAGGAACGCATGGCTAAATTGCAGGCGTTTGGAGCGGTTGGTAATGCGTTGAGTTCATTGGGTGACATTGCCGGGAAAGAAACCGCCGAGGGGAAAGCAATGGCTATTGCAGGGGCCACAATCAATGCTTACTCTGGTATTGCCGCGACACTGGGCGCACCTACTGTAATACCTGAGCCGTTCGGTTCTGCTGCTAAAATAGCTCAATCCGTTGTGATAGGTGCAACGGCGTTCAAGGCGGTCAAGGACATTATAAAAGTAAAAGTTCCCGGCGGTTCCGGAGGCGGTGGCGGTTCTATTTCTTCCGGCGGAGGCGCAACGACTTCGGTTCCGCGATCTTCTGTTAATCCTGAAATCGGAAAAGGGATAGTTTCACGCTCGACATCAACCGGGACGCAATCGAGCGTTGCATCGGGTGTTCAACAGGGAATGAGCGGGGTTGTAGTTCAACCTACGTTGATTATCGATACTGTAACAGCCAAGCAAAATCAAGCAACTAATAACGCTCAAACAGCAACGTATTAATTTTTGCAAGCTTATTTCAATTTAGTATAAATAAAAATTGTATATTTCGCAAAATTATGGGAATGAAAAACTTTGTTGCAAGATATAGCCATTTAGGAATTGATCGAACGGTAATGTTTGACGGTGCTAAGTTCGATAAAACCAAAGCCGAACAACTACTTGCGGCCAATGATATTCAAAATTTCTTTTTCTTCTTTGACGAAAATGAGTTTGTCGACATGCCGGACGGATCTGTTATGATTAGCGGTGAGGTTGGATTTGATATCACACTCGAACGACTTAAACCGTATCTCGACGAAGGGCGTAGAATTATTCTTGACTCTGGTGGAGGATCTTTGTGGAGTGGCCTTAAGATTTACGATTACATAAAAGAATTTACCCCAGATGCAAATATTGGAGTTTTGGGCATGTGCGCATCTGCTACCACGCTCCCATTAGTTGCTGCAAAAAAAGAAAATAGATCGGCAAGTATGAACAGCCGATTATTGATTCATAATCCTTGGACGTTTGCTATGGGGGATGCTTCCGAACTCAGGATCAAATCGGAAGAGCTGCAATTCGAAGAGGATAATTTGGTATCGATTTACGTCAAGGAACTTGGGAAAACTGTCGAGGAAATTAAGGCGCAAATGAAGCCTGAAAAAATGATGTCCTCCCAAAACGCACTCGACTTTGGATTGATCGGAGAAATTAAAGGAACTGGCGAACCTGCAAAAGTAGATGAGCCTGTAATTGTAGATAAAAACAAAAACGAAAAAAAGGAAGAAATGGAAAAAGCAGAAGCAAAAAAAGCACTCGGTGTGCTTGCCAAAGCTTTCAACGACATTAAATCATTCTTCGGCCCCAGTAACCTGATGCTGCAAGATGTTAACGGAGTTGAAATAGACTTTGGCCCCGACGTAACATCGGAAGAGCAAATTGTAGTCGGCATTAAAGGAGTGACCGCTAACGGAGCGCAAGCAGAAGGCGACTACGTTATGCCGGACGGACGAACCTTAAAGTTTACCGCCGGTGAATTAACGGAGATCGTTCCAGCGCAGGCTGACGACAGCCCGGTTGAGCAACTGACAACCGAAAACAAAGCGTTAAAAACTGAGATCGAAAACCTCAAGAAAGAAAACGTAAAACTGGCTAAAAAGAGTTCGGACGCATTTGCAAAAACAACCGATATTGAGAAGAAGTTTAACGACTTCAAAAACGAGTTTTCGAAGGACGATAAAATAGAACTTGACACGCCTCCATCTGGTGGAGATGATCCAGAAAACAAAAAAGTATTTGTGTATAACGGTAAAAAACGTAAGTAAATGGCAACAGCAGTAGACATCTCAACATTGACGATGGATGCAAAAAAGGTGCAGTCTTTTTCAGAGTTTGTAAACGAACTTATGTATGAAAGAGCAGCAATCGAAAGCATTCACGGGCCGGTAAAAACTGGTATTAAAACAACTACTCAAATAATCCTAGCCGGATTGATGGGTAAAACTGGTATCCTCGACAGCGGATGCACTCGCCCAACTTCAGGGGCGAAGTCAAAATTGACTGAACTTTATTGGACTCCTGGCAATATCGGAGACACGTTAGTTATGTGTCAGGCCGAACTTGATCAGTTGTTTGAGCCGTATGTAAACGAGCTTAACTCGTATGCAGATAAGTTTGACTTTGCTGGAACCGATCAAGAAAAGTTCGTCGCTTCTAAGCTCACCGAGTCAGCAGCCGCAGCAATTCACCGTCATATTTGGCTTGGTGACAAGGCTGTTGCTTTGGCGGGTGCCGCCGATTCTGGCGTAATCGATGC